AGGGCCTACCGGACCTACAGGACCACAGGGTGCTCCAGGAAATCAAGGACATGATGGAGGTGCTGGATCTGATGGAGCACAAGGACCTCAAGGGCCTACCGGACCTACAGGACCACAGGGTGCTCCAGGAAATCAAGGACATGATGGAGGTGCTGGATCTGATGGAGCACAAGGACCTCAAGGGCCTACCGGACCTACAGGACCACAGGGTTCTTCAGGAGATAAAGGACCTCGGGGAGATCAAGGGCCACCCGGTACGGGTGGAGGATCACTTCCAGATGGCATAAATTTTGGAGATTACACGTATTGGAATGGAGAGTCTTGGGTAGTAGGAGATTCAACAGTTATCATAGGGTCAGGAGCAGGACAAACTAATAATATTGGTCCAGATAATGTAGCGATTGGTTTCCAAGCAGGAAATAGTTCACAAGGAAAGGATATTGCATCTGGATATACTGGTGAGTGCATAGCTATTGGTACATATTCTGGATATAGCAATCAGTATACATATTCAATTGCTATTGGTTTCCAAGCAGGATCATATTCGCAAGGAAAGCTAGACGCTTATGAAAATATTGGAGATGCGATTGCGATTGGAGATGCTGCTGGGTTCAATGAACAACAGTCAAATGCTATAGCGATTGGAGTGAATGCTGGAAGTGAAAATCAAGGAAGTCACGCAATTGCTATTGGAAGAGATGCCGGAGCAAATTATCAAGGAGATTATTCTATATCGGTTGGGTATAACGCCGGAGTAGGTTCAGATCCTAATCTGTATCAGCCTTCAAAAACGATTATATTGAATGCGACTGGAACTGAAGTTCCTATTGTTCCCGGGCAAAGTGGATCATTTTACGTAGCTCCTATTCGTAGAGATTCAGGTACATATTTAACTGAAACGTTTCTTGGGTTAGCTTATCATACTGATACTAAAGAGATTGTAACTACAGGTGCGATTGGGAGCGGAGGAGGATCGCTTCCAGCTGGAACATCCTACGGAGATTACACGTATTGGAATGGATCGGCTTGGGTAGTCGGAAGTAAAAACATTGCTATAGGCTCTGGCGCAGGACAGTCGGGTCCTTTTAATTATGGACATACTGGACAACAACAGGGTGCAATTGCGATTGGAAATTATGCTGGACATTATGGTCAAGAAGACTATTCTATAGCTATCGGAGCTTTTGCGACTAAAAAACCGAACGAACTACTGGGTGAGCCTGTTGTTCCACAACCTGCTAACTCAATTATGTTGAATGCGAGTGGAACATACATGAATAATTTCCAGCCTGGACAAGCTGGATTATTTATCAATCCAATTCGGCAAGATACAACTACTAATCAAGCTTTGGGTTCCGGTGTATTAGGATTAGCATATAACACAACAAATCACGAAGTTGTCACTACAAGTTTAATTGGAAGGGGTCTTGGTGGAGGAACCAATTGGGGGGATTACATTTATTGGGATCCCGCGGGTAGTGGTACTTGGGCAGTAGGAAGTTCAACGATTATTATAGGATCAGGTGCTGGCAGCTACGACCAGTACGCCGGATCACTGGCTATTGGAGTAGAAGCGGGACAAAGCCAACAAGGATTTTACAGGGGTACTCCCTCTGCTGGTATAACTGAACGTGGTCCAGCATTCGCAATTGGATACCAAGCCGGTCAGGACCGGCAACGCAATGGTTCAATGGCGATGGGAGTTTATGCAGGACAAATCCAACAAGGATACTATGAAGGCGGAGATGCTCCATCCACTGCAATCGGGTATAAAGCTGGCCAATTTAATCAAGGTGCTAATTCTACGGCTATTGGATACTTAGCAGCAGTAGGATTTCAAGGGCCGGGATCTCTTGCTATAGGAAATGCTGCTGGTAATACTGGACAGCGCGAAAACGCGGTAGCAGTTGGAGCAAGTTCTGCACAAAATGGGCAATCACCGTTTGGAACTGCAATAGGGTACGGTGCAGCTGGCGGGAACCAAGGATTTTATTCTACTGCAATTGGAGCGTATTGTGCAACATTTAACCAGGGAGGTGGTGCAATTGCAATTGGGTATGAATCGGGAAAAACTAAGCAAGGAGATTGGAGCATATGTATTGGTCCATATGCGGGGCAAGGATCGTACAGCGTTCCTTACGTATCCGATACTTCAACAACTGGAGCTCCTGAAAAATCTATTATTTTAAATGCCGACGATGCTCCATTAAATGCTACAACTAATGGTTTTTTTGTAAATCCTATTCGCACGGTTTCTCCGGGAAGTTATACGTTGAAGTATGATACAGACACAAAAGAGATTACAGCTGAAATAATCACATCAGATGCTCGTTTGAAGACAGATGTGAAAAATACGTCACTGGGCTTAGATTTTATTAGTAAGTTGCGTCCCGTTGAATTCAAATGGAGAGATAAGAAGAATTTGGCCCTTGAATTTGATGGATCACCTTTACCTGTAATGCAACCTGGTGTGCGCGTCCACCAAGGTCTCATTGCTCAAGAAGTCAAGGGGGTTCTAGACGAAATGGGAATTGACTCAGCAATTTACACGTGTGTTAACGATATAGAATCCGGAGTTGTACGTAAACGTAAATTAGATCTTACAAAAACGATTGATCGTGAACCAGTATATATAGATGAGGACGTAACCATTCCAAACGGTGCTAACGGTATTCAAGGCATTCGGTACGAAGAACTCATTTCGCCATCAATTAAAGCTATTCAGGAACTTTATGAACTGGTCAAAGCCCAAGCTGTTCAAATTAAAACGCTCCAAGATCAAGTAAGTACCTTGATGAAAAACACGCCAAACGTTTAAGAGAATAAGGTAATAATGGAGATAGATATCTCGTTTATAGCGGCCACGATATCTCTAACACTAATATTCATCTTTGGATGGTACTCATACAAAGCTGAACCTACAATTATAATTCCCGACATTTCACGATTCCCATTCAATGAAGCTACTGGAAAAGAACGGAGTTTTGTGAATAAGGAACGAGACGCTTCTTTGTGGATTGAAGCTACAAGGAGGAAAGTGATAGCCAAAGCTTATCGTCCTACACTGGAATGCGGAATTCAAAAAACCATCAAGGAAACACGAACTACTACTGGATCTACGTCCGGAGCCCTGGAAGCTTATATCTTGTCCAACTTCGGCCGGATTTGTCCTCCTGTATGCACTGATGTTATTTACGATGACAATAATGGTGGACCTGTATTTGACGGAAACGGGACAGATATTTTGGACGGAAATGTATAATGTCATCGTGTGTACGGTCAGTACGCTTTGAGCTAAGACGTAATACTAAATCCGGATGGCCTTCTAATTTTGTTTTATTGGCAGGCGAGCCGGGAGTTGAAACTGATACAGGTCAGATGAAGGTCGGTGATGGAACTACTGTATGGTCGGCACTTCCTTATGTAGGTAATGGGCAAGGCGGAGGAGGGAATGGAAGTACAGGTCCTACCGGTCCACAAGGACCTACAGGGCCAGTACAGTCAATTGGGTTTGATGGAGGAAATGCCCAGTCTGTATACACGGTAGGGCCTGTGTTTGCTTGTGGAACGGCGCAATAGTCTGCAATTAGTATAAGGAATGCCATACATTCAATTTCAGTTGCGCAGAGACACCACTGCAAACTGGACTTTGTATAATCCAATATTGGCACAAGGAGAATTCGGATACGAACTTGAAACTGGTTACTTGAAATTAGGAACTGGTTTAACAGGGTGGAAAGGTTTGCCATATTATCAGACTATTGGGCCTACCGGACCACAAGGAATCCAAGGAGTTCAAGGAGTAACCGGTACCACTGGACCTCAAGGAACCCAAGGATCAGTCGGACCTACCGGACCTCAAGGAACCCAAGGATCAGTCGGACCTACAGGACCTCAAGGAGTTCAAGGATCAGTAGGACCTACCGGACCTCAAGGAGTTCAAGGAGTAACCGGTACTACTGGACCTCAAGGAACCCAAGGATCAGTAGGACCTACCGGACCTCAAGGAGTTCAAGGAGTAACCGGTACTACCGGACCTCAAGGAGTTCAAGGAGTAACCGGTACTACCGGACCTCAAGGAGTTCAAGGAGTAACCGGTACTACTGGACCTCAAGGAATCCAAGGACCTACAGGACCTACAGGACCTCAAGGAATCCAAGGACTAACGGGTCCTACTGGGCCTACAGGACCTCAAGGACCTCAAGGATTAACAGGACCTACTGGACCTACAGGACCTCAAGGAATCCAAGGACTAACGGGTCCTACGGGACCTCAAGGAACTCAAGGACCTACAGGACCGGGTATTTCGTATGCTGGTACGAATGGAGCCATAATGTACTATGGCGGTGCGGGTGTAGGAATTACGGGTAACACAAACTTGACGTACAATGCAAGTAGCAGTCAAATAGAGTTTAATGCACCTGTTACACCATCATATCTCACTATATCTGGAACTGTAGTATTTACTGGAACGACTGGTGGGTACACTTACTACGGATTCACTGGAAATGCATCGTTTACGACATCTTCAAGTATACCAAATGTGAAATATTTCATGATTGGTGGAGGTGGAGGTGGAGGATACAATATTGCCGGTGGTGGTGGAGCAGGAGGATTACAAACAAATGACTCCTTAATCACTGGATTAACTGGAACACAGTACAATGCTGGACTGTTAACATTATCATCAAATGGATCATATTCAATTTCAATAGGATCTGGTGGAACAGGAGCAACGGCGAATACATCACCGGGTCAAAATGGAGGAAGTACAGTATTTTCCGGCACAGGAATCACGACAGTCACTGCGGTTGGTGGTGGTGGCGGTGGTGATGGCAATGCAACTGGTAGTTACGTCTACCTAGGTCAAAATGGTGGATGCGGTGGTGGAGGAGGTTATGTACAATTTGGTGGACCTAATGTTGGAGGTACCGGATCTCAGGGGTTTAATGGATCCGCTGGCCAAGTGAATCAAAATGCTCCTTACACTGGCGGTGGTGGCGGTATTGCGGGTCCTGCAAGTACATCAACTGGTGGATCAGCGTTAACGTATTATGCTGTGAATAAAACACTTGGAGGTGGTGGTGGAGGAGGATACGGGTCTGGATCTGGGGGTGGAGGTGGAGCAGGAAACGGAGGTTCTGGCAGTAGCGTAGGAGGTAATGCAACACTCGGAACAGGATCAGGAGGCGGAGGAAACAGTGGAAATGGTGGGTCTGGTATATTCATTTTGCTGATTCCGACGCCGGGCGCTCCAGTCTCCACCAACCTCGCAAACATTGGCCTGACAGGAACATCCAATACTCTTACCATCAATGCTGTGAATGGACTTGCACTTACGGGTGCAGGAATCACAGGACCTACCGGAACTACCGTCTTGACCTACAATCCCACAACTGGAATTGTTGGCTACAATACCCTGGCCGGGCCTACAGGACCTACAGGACCACAGGGAATCCAAGGACCTACGGGACCTACAGGTCCTACAGGACCTCAAGGAATCCAAGGACTAACGGGACCTACGGGACCTCAAGGAACTCAAGGACCTACAGGACCTGGTATTTCGTATGCTGGAACCACGGGAGCTGTGATGTATTATGGCGGTGCGGGAGTGGGAATTACAGGAAGTTCTACGATCTATACGCCCGCAGTGGGAGCAACGCCTGCCGTCACCACCTTTGGAGGAGACATTGATATGAACTTGAATAACATCAAAAATATTGGAACCGATGGATTCTCATTCAATGCCGGAACACTTCAGATTTCCTTTTCATCTACCCCAACAATTGTAACACCTATAGGTGGAACTTATACCTATTTTGTTTGCAAATCAAACACAACGATAACTCCGGCTATTCCATTAACAGGTGTTACCTATTTTGCCGTAGGTGGAGGCGGTGCTGGTGGTGGAAATGTTGGTAGTGGCGGTGGTGGTGGTGGGTTGCGAACGAACGATGTAGGATTAACTGGAACAGTTTTGAATTCACAATATGATCGTCAAGGGTATTTATCATTAGCAGCAGGTGCTCCTGGATATACTGCTGGTATTGGTAGTACTGGAATTGCTGGATCAGCAACATCAAATGGTGGAAATGGGGGAGATACTACGTTTGTGGGTTCTGGAATTACGGTTTTGCCAGCACTTGGTGGAGCCGGTGGTTCTACATATAGTACGGCAGGGTTTACTGGTGGATGTGGAAGTGGTGGTGGTGCAAATTTTGCTCCAGGAAATACTGGATATCAAGGATACGATGGTGGAGCTGGAGGAAACAACACACAGTATGTTGCTGGTGGAGGTGGTGGTATTGGTTCAACTGGAACATCTGCGTCTGGATCAAACGCAGGATCTGGTGGAGCAGGTTTTACATATACCGTATCTGGAACAACAATAGGAACTTATGGTGCAGGTGGCGGTGGTGGATGTGGTGGTGGCGGAACTCCTGGAAGTGGCGGAAGTAGTATCGGTGGAGCTGGTGGCGGTACAAATACGAATGGTACTGCAGCAACTTCAAATACTGGATCGGGAGGTGGTGGTGGTGGAACGCAAACTGCACATGCCGCAGGAGCGGGTAGTTCCGGAGTCTTCATTCTTGGAGTTCCTACAGCTCAAGCATATGCGAGTGTTCCAACCACATTCGGTTCTATCGCCATCAACTCTGACGACGATATGGTATTGAACGCCACCAACAATATGGTTGTGACCGTAGGAGCAGGAAAGAACTTCATTACGCCCCAACCTCAACTGATCGTGAACAGTGCGACAAGTCCCACAATTGCCCTGACCGCATCTACCCAGCCCGGAACTACCTTTGTCCTCTCTGGCTCGGGAACAGCGAACTTCACGACATCTGGTCTCACATCTGGCTTTTTGGTCTATATTCGCAACGCAACGACATCTGATATCACGATTAATGCGAACGGTTCAGCCATCGCTGGTCTCCAATCAATTATACACGGACAAAGCACATCGGGCGGATCTGGTGGACGCAACTCTAACTATTGCGTGCTGTACTGGAATGGAACTGTGCTTACGATGTATTGAAATCACATCATAAAGAAATTCCGAACATTCCGCCTTCAACGACGTTTGGATCAGGGTTCACGATTGTCAACCTACAATTATTTAATTCAGTAAAGTAATGATATCCCTTCTCTGGGTTTTCGTGGGTACGTTAGTAGGCCTTCTCATCGTTTCAGTATTCTCGCCTCCGCCCCGCGACGAAAAAGGCGTACCTACCCCCAATTCCAAGACACCTTTCCACACATCTACCGGGTGCGTAAAGTTCAAAGCCGTAAACGTTCCGTGCGACGGCAAGCAAACCTCGCTCAATTTACTCGCTTCTCAGTAATAATAGAAGAAGATGATCAGTCGTATCATCGGGATCTTTCGTAACGAGAAAGCCGCTCCTTTTCTTTCATTCTTGATTGGTATGGGTATAACGATCATGTTGTTTCATCGCCCTATTCCGGTACGTCAGGCTCTATCAGTTCCTCCGGGAGAAATTGAAGGAAGGGTAGTCAGGCACGGCGACAAATGTATTAAGTACGTTGCGGAAGATGCCGAATGCGAATTACCGACCTTTAAATAAAAGATGTCGGAAGGTGCGACCGATCTGAGCGATCTAATGGGATCTGGACCGGTTCAGTCTCCTCATCCACAGGCCACGACGTTTGCCCCGATTGTGACCGGAGGCACTGATCCGTTCGTCACTAATGGGTTTCAGGACGCTCAGCCTCATAAACCAGCCGCCACGCTCCACAGCAACTCCCATATGTTTGCGACGGTACGGTACGCAATGAAAAATCTGATGACCTATTTCGGGTTCTTCCTTGCGGCTATGATTGTTTCTCTTTCTACCCCTCGGTCTCTGATTCTTCAGTATATTCCTAACACGTACACGTCCGGCGGTGTCCCGTCATACATGGGCGCAGCTATCCTTGCTGGAGTCGCTGTCGCTATCGCTTACGTCGTGGGTACACTTGGCTCCTCCCTGATTTGAACCAGCATAAAGAACCTTGAGTAGACCGTACTTCTTGATACACTTCTCCAGAAACTTGACGCATGAGGCGCAAGGTTTAGAGTACATAATTTCACTTTGTTTATTGATTCTAACTACCGTCAGAACACACCCACGAAGTTGTGACACGTCTCCGAGACTTTTCACAACTGCGCGTTCTGCGTGTATCGTTTGGTTTGAGTATCCGCATCCAAGAGACCGGGAGCCAACCCTATTTCGGGAACAGGCAATCTCCTTACCGTGCTTCGTTATTGTCGCATAGTGTAAATGGGTGTTCTGAAACACCGGAGTATACTGCATTTTGTAGTCTAATCTAATTTCATCAAACCGTATTCGTTTTCCAAAAAATTAAGAGCGGTTCTTATGGATTGGGCATTCGCAAATGTGGTCGTGGATCGTGGTATGGACACGGTATTCCATCGTAAAGTCCTCCTGCTGTTTGTACGTAAAACTAACATCAGGAACTGAATGCCGACCGTCCGCACGAGGAGGGTACTGATTGGTGAAATAACAGGGCGAATCGTACTTCTTGATGACAAACTCCTTCGTTACATCCACATTCTCAAGCGTGTTTAGGTAAGCGTTCGCAACGTACGCTGCATCCTTAAGAGCCGTGGTCGTAAAGTTGGCGATGGGCTTGTTGGAATCGTCCCCGTAAATCAGGGTTGTGAACACGGACATTTATTATGATTGAATTAACACTATAATCTTTAAACCCCGTTTTTCGTTTAAAATGTTCGCGCACTGTAGTAGTAATGAGTCGGGGTTGGCAAGTTGATCCCCCAGCACGTATTCACACAAATATCATCTTTGGACCCGGACTGTACTTGAACCCAGGTTTCGTCCGGGCCCACAATATAACTCATGTTGTCAACTGTGCTTTTGATAAAGATAGTCCTTCTTGGTTTCGCTCTAAGTATCCCGATAATTACGAGTGCCTTGAAGCTCTGGACAGTACTGATGAAAATATCTTGAAATGGTATCCAAAATTTGAACAAGTAATGAATACCTTTTTACGAAGTCCCGATTCTGGGAAAATATACGTACATTGTCAGTGTGGAATTAACCGATCTGGGTTTTTGGCCTTGATGTTTGTGTGTAAGAAATTTGGATACTCATTTGAAGTCGCATCATCTGCGATCCTGAAGCAGCGTCCGTGTGCCCTAACCAACCCCGAATATAAGCGCCAAGTAAAATCACATTTAGAACACAATGGCAGACCTCGGAAAGAACTCGCTGTGGGGTGATATCAAGAAAAAGGCCGGAAACATTGAAACTGACATAATGGGTCCGGCGTACAGCTATGCCGACCATCTACCACCACCTTCAGGCGAGGGTGGGTTAGGAGTAGGTTCCGACGGAACATTCAGTCAGTTAGGGACAAATTTAGGAGCGGTGGGGACGTACGTTTCAACATTAGTTGGTGGAACTGCAATGGGTAATCAGTATTACGTGAACACTGGCGGGACTTGTACAGCTCCCGATGGGTCAATCCAGCCACGGTACAATTACATCAATAATGAAAGTAAGGGTCTCGTATTTGGAGTTGTAAATGACATCGGAGGTCTGAATCCGACGTACCTCATGAACTCAATGATGGCTTCTGCATCCCCCGCTTGTAAATGTTATAAGTGTCCTGTATCTTCGGGAAAAGAGTACAATTTTTTAAGTCCCGACCTGTCTCCTGATTTTACCGGAACGTTATGCAAAGTCGTGGATCCTTCAAATTGTATGCCAAAATCTACAGAGGGCTTTGCGAATGATATGATAATTCCTTTAGTTCTTGCCGGAGTTGCGCTAACTGCGATTCTAATCTTGCGCAAATGAATGAGTTTAAGGCAAAGTCAATTGAAGGACAATAATGGACAATATATTTCGTATCAAGCGACAGAGGGATACAACGTCTTCTAAGAAGGCGGACGTTGTGTCTGGAACTTTAGATTCAGTTCATCAAACGATTGTGACGGGAATACGCGATGAGACCTCCAATATTGAAGGATTAAAGGTCCAATTAGAATCTATGAAATCGGAGCTTGAAGTCTTAGAAAGGTCATCGGCACTACCTGATATTCTGAAAGCGTCAAAGATGCGCGAAGAATCAAAAGACTTAAGTGAACGGTTAGATCAAGTGAATCCTTTAACTGATTATTACCTGAAGAACGCCGACATTATGCTGAAGTATTACGGTTCGGGGGAAAAGGTTCAGCAATCTACTGTTCCCACCGATCAAAACACCTTTGCTAAATATTTACACCAAAACTCTGCTGAAACTACTGCTCCGTCAAAGAAGAAGTTATTTGACGAGTTTGCGACACGAATGAAGCTGAATACTGGCGAACCCGCAGAAGTAAAGAAGGCCGTGACAGAGCACTGTGATAAGTGTAATATCTCCCGTGAAGAGTCTTCTGATGAAGGCATTTTGGTATGTCCGTTATGCGGGTCGGAAGAGTACATGCTTGTAGTCTCCGACCAGCCGAGTTTTCGCGATCCTCCTAAAGAGCGTAATAATTACGCTTACAAGAAGATCAACCACTTAAACGAGATTTTGAATCAGTTTCAGGCCAAGGAGTCAACTATCATTCCAAATGAAGTCATGAACGAAGTTGTGCTGGAAATCAAGAAGCGCCGAATCCAAAATGTGGCAGAATTAACGGAAAAAGATATGCGCGAAATCCTAAAAAAGCTGAATAGATCAAAGTACTATGAACATGCTACTCATATTATTTCACGTTTGAATGGTAACCCTCCCCCTACAATTACTCCTGAAATTGAAGAAAAAATAAGAGCCATGTTCCAGGAAATCCAGGCTCCTTTTTTGATCTACTGTCCCGACGACCGCACCAATTTTCTGTCCTATTCATACATTCTCTATAAGTTCTTTGAACTCTTAGAGTTAGATGAGTACAAGGTTTACTTTCCTTTGTTGAAATCCAGGGATCGTCTAATTTCCCACGACGCGATATGGGAAAAGATCTGTTCTTACTTGAAGTGGGAGTTCATACGAAGTGTTTAATGTAGAGCGCGCCAAACCATTTTGTGCGTCAGAGCCCAGACAACACCGAATACAGCAGCGTGCGTTAGAGCAACGGTGTGCTTGGACCCACCTGGAGGCAGAGACAGAACAATGCCAGGAGTTAGAACGAAGAAAAGAGCAGCAGCATATAGAGCCATCCACAGCATGTTGTATACTTTTGTCTGCGATAAAATTCAAATGGCGCGTAAGGGAGGATTACTCACATCTCGTGGTACAAAGTTGCTTCTTACACCCGCATCTCTGGGAACGAGTGGATCTGTGGACACGGCCAAAATGGCATTTGAACCAAGACCAAGCCAGACTCGTAAGGGCGGAAAGGGTCGTAAGGGACGCAAGGGCAAGGGTCGTAAGACGCGCCGCCGTCGGTAATTAAATGATAAGGCTTACACATTATTTTCTTTTTGAAGAACATATCAATGATTAGTCGCTGGGGGTATCATCTCATCGTAGATGCTGCCAGCTGTGTTCCTAGCTCCATCCGTTGTGCTCGTAATATTGAACAGTTCACCCACACACTTGTCAAGCGCATTGATATGGTCGCTTATGGCAAGCCTCAGATCGTAATGTTTGGAACAGGCAATAAGAAAGGATACACACTTGTTCAGCTTATTGAAACGTCAAATATCACCGCCCATTTTGTAGAGGAGTCCAACGATATGTACTTAGATGTGTTCTCATGCAAGCAGTTTGATCCATCTATTGTAGAAGCCGTACTCAACAAGCACTTTTTACCCCAGAACGTCAAGACCCGATACCTTGAGCGCCAGGCGGAGCATAAGGAACAACCTGGATGGTAAAAAAATGGAGAGGGCGTTTGTCTCCTGTCTCCGTTAGCTGTTTTGTTTAGTTCATCTTCTTGTTGTCGCGCGACCACTTCTCGTAGCGCGCACGCTCGTCCCGCAGATTCTCAATCAGGGGTCGCATAAAGTCATAACTATTCCAGTCATGCGCCATCTTGGCCGCATCCATCTCTGCCTGCATCTCCCGAATCGCCAAATCCTTGGCGGCGGCGAGATCAGACTCTAAGTACTGTTCTGCATAGTAGCTGCGCAGCTTAGTCCACTCGCGCGTCATAATCTGCAGACGCTCAATGAGCGTCACGGGCGTAAAGCCCTTCATAATGGCCTCACGGTCCATCGCAATCATCTTCATCTGCTCAGAGCAGTCATTCATACATTTAATGAGCTCCTCGCCGGAAACAGACGTCTCCTCGGCGATGATCTCCAGGGGCTTGCCCCAGTACAGCTTGTTGTTGTTGGCGGCCATCACCATCTCCTTATTGGAGCGCGTGTCGGCCACCACACCGATATTGAGCGCCCGCTTGAGCGGCTCAATGTCAATGTTGTTGTTCTTAGGCTTCAGCACATCGCCAAACGCCTCATCACCCCAGCAGGTGTTCATCATCATAGAAAGATCCAGGATAGTGCTCATTGTTGCGTAGGTTGTAGTAGTAATATACTTCAACTTAACAAATCCAATTCCGTTTTACTAATACGCATCCGTACTGTGTCCGCACGTCTGATGAGGATCTTTGATGTCAATACAGTCTCCTGAAGGGCACTGCTTGTATCCTTCTGGGCATTTAGGGTTTACTTTTGTATCCGGATTAGCAAATCCTTCAATACGAGGAAGTACGTACTTTACAAACACAAACACAACAGCAGCTGCCGCAACAAGATACAATATCTGATTCTTGTTCATTTATTTATTACCGGACACTTTAAGGGGAAGAAGGGGAAGGCTCAGGGACAGCTCCTGCGTCCGTATTGTATGTTGCGTGTCCAGTAGGGACGCAATCATCTCCCTGAGGAACAAATCCGTTCGGGCATACGGCTCCATAGTTACCAAACTTCTCAATGTATCCCTTAATGTTGATCCAGTAATACCGCATCACGAAAGCGGTGGTGACGGTGAACAGCAGGGCGTGAACCAGAAGGACTGTGCGACGAGACGAGGTCTTTGACGGCAGAGTCACAAGAACGCCAGGTATGAACGCCACGAAGAGCAGGAACGAAAGTATGGGACTAACGATATCCATTTATTATAACGTAAGACATTTATACCTTCTTGGTGAAGAAGCTCGGACAGCACTTCTTGACTTCCGCAAGCGCAACACCGACAGCCTTTCCTGCCTCAGCCTTCACCAGCTTCACAGACTCAATCACGTACGGGAGCGAAACATCGCACCACGTTACGAGTTCACTCTTCTGCTCGGCAGACAGAGAAGAGTCCGCGATAGCCTTCTTGACCTCGGAAACAACAAACTTAGCCTTATCCTCGTCAGACCGATCGGCCAAGATTTCAACCTCGGCGATCGTCTTAAGTACGAACTTAAGGAGCTCAGACTTGTTAGCAAAGTTTACGGTATTCTTAACGACAATTTCTACAGCTACCCCAGTATCCACCTCTACAGTGGCGGCAGGAGCAGGTGCAGTGGGCTCTACAGCTGGAGGAGGATGTGACATTTTGTTACTACTCGGTAAATATTCTGTAAATGCGAAACCGAGATCAAAAATCATGTAAATACAAATGCTGCGTTTGTTTTTGAGTGCTTTAGCGTTTGCGGGAACCGGAGCACAAACTTTGGGATACGACTGGAATGGGTTTAGTGCATCTGGTCTTGGTTGCGGATCAGATTCTGGTGCACTCAATGTTGGTCTCAGCCAGTCTCTCCCGCCAGGTGCTACCGGTCTGAAAGTCAAGCAGATCTCGTTCGCGATTTACGGAACCAACTCCCTTCCTGCGTTTATTCAGCTGGACGGAAGTACAGCTACTCCTCGTCTCTCAACTTCATCGGCAGTGCAGTGTTGTGGGTCGGGATGTGATCTGGCTGTTCAAGTGGCGGCAGCGGGATACTCGTGGTACAATTCTCCATGCGGCCAGGCCCCGTGTGGTAACGCCAACAAATGGTACTACATGGACTTTTCGGGAACAGCAGTTGGAACTACGGAACAATCGGGTATCTACCAGGCAACCTTCTACAATTCCGGCGGATCCCAGATCGGTGCCAATATGATTAATCTTGGTTCAGGATCGGTGTTTTTCATGTCTTATACCGTTATCATTCCAACACCAACTCCAACCCCATCTCTCACAAAATCTCCGGTGTCGCCAAGTTTGACGGCTTCGGAGACTGGATCTACCTCTGTATCCAGGAGCGTAACAGCCAGCGGATCAACTGACCCAACGGATTCGCGATCGGTCAGTGCGACTAAAAGCACATCTCGCACGCCATCGGCTGACGCAACTGATACGCGTTCTGCCACTACAAGCATGAGTCCATCTCGCGCTCCTTCGGTAACTGTATCTCCATCCCGTGCTGCTTCACTCACTCAGTCTCAGTCTAGGTCTGTATCTCCAGTATCATCATCTCCAACACCAACGCAGACACCATATCTCCCATGGTTCCAAGGTCTTGTGGGATGTTGTCATAATTCTATAGACACAACTGCAGTTCAAGCTTTGAATGTTCTAACCCCTTATCCTTACCCAAATATGGGGATCAACCGGATTTCAATCCAGTATTTCCCTGTGTCTGCAGGAACAGCGACCTTCACGATTGCTCTTATGGACGTGGCTGGAGGAAGTTTTCCAGGAGGAACTATTCTAGCATCAAAAATGTTTTCAGTTGTGTCTCCGGGAAGTTTCCCGACCTATTCTCAACAGGTTGCTACGTTCACGGATCTTGATCCGATATCATCGTACGTTCTTGGGGGAGATGTTGAATATGCTCTGGCATTCTACAATGCTACGCCTGGAATCATAGATCTTGTTTTGGGAGTTCCGAGTTTATCTCCCTACTTCTGGAATGGGCTGATGCCTGAGTCAACCGGTTCGTTCTATATGGTTGGCAGTTCAGATCCTACTAGCGGAGTATGGTCGCAGTCAACATATATTGCGTTTGTGGCTGTAGGAGCCGGATCTGTAACTTCCAGCTCACCATCATCATCATTGTCTCGGAGTCAAAGTTCTAGTGTATCTGCAACTACATCCTCCAGTGCCAGTGTGACAATCGTAGAGTCTCGGAGCACAAGTATATCTGCTACCACTTCTTCAAGTTCTAGTTCTATCATAACTGAAACCTCTTCGTCGTCTCAAAGTAATACTCTATCTCCTACCATATCATCAAGTTCCACTGTTTCGCCAACAACATCTTCTAGCGTATCTTCTTCTTCATCACTCAGTGTTTCCATATCCGCCAGCAGATCCATGACCATATCTTCTATTGCAACCACGTCTGGATCAACATCTTCAACATTAAGCCAGAGCCAGAGCCTTTCTCTTTCAGCAACGGATGCTTCTACTCCGTCTATGAGCGCGATAGCTTCGGCTTCACCTTCGTCAACTACTGCAAATACCGCCTCTCTAACCAGGTCTCTCACAGGTTCATTGTCATCATCTACTATCTCATCACTATCAACATCAAGATCTTCGTCTTCAACGGAGTCCATCTCTTTATCTACTACAGCATCGGCAACGATAAGTTCTTCCGTTTTCCCAACTGAAACTCTATCACAGACTTCTAGTTTGAGTACAAGTCAATCTACGACAGTCACCCGATCTCCGAGTTTTAGCATGATTGTGAGTATTAGTATTACGTCGTCCACATCAATTACACTAAGTCCATCTCCTCAAAGTTTCCAGCAGATAAGTAATACGACAATGTCGGCCACATCTACTCCCCAGTTCATGTTTACCGCTTATCCCACCACAAGCCCGACGTACAGCCCTACCCAGAACGCCACTCTACCTATTATTGTGGTAGATGGTCAGGCTACAAACATGACAACCACGAACGCTCTAATTGGAGCCACGCTGGCACTTATTATTGTAGCTGTAGCTCTGGCCGCAGGGCGGTATGTTCCTGCTGGATTGGTACAACGGCTTCGTCGTATGATTCCTCAAAAAACAATTGACGATTTCAAGCGTGACCCACTCGGATCGGTGACCGCTATTGTCAATGACCCCAAGAGCATACTCAAAAGTATAAAGATTCCAGATAGTGTAAAAAGTATTACGGATATGGTTCCACAGGAACTCAAAGATAAGTTTGTTCCTGAGAGCGTTCAGAAGTTAATATCTCCATCAACAGCGACTGTTCCACATGTAGAGGAAGATACTGGAGATGAGAAAATTGAACGCCCCTCTACTCCTGAAAACAAACTATCACGTCACGCACCATCTCCTCTACCGGTGGAGGGAGTAGTAGAACGTATTGCTGAACCCGATAAACAGATTGATAAGGTCACAGGAATTGATGAAGATTCGGGAGTTATTGTGGATGCAAGTAAGGAAACTATTACGCGCCAACCGTCATCCATCCTTCAAATTAATACCGAAGATCTGGCGGCCGTAAGGGCATTCTTGGACGCAAAAGGAACTAATCACAAAGTTATTTCCTAATCGTTTTCCGATGTTTTTTCAAAATGTGTGCTCTCATCTTCTTCATTCTTACCGAACATTTCGGACAGTCTCCAACGTCTGGAGAACAGTAGTGGCAATACGCAAATAATTTATTCCGACGGGTTTTCATTCTGATTATTAGGGCAAGAAGAACATCCGGGCTTCTTCTCGGCCACCTTGATCTGCGACGAAATAGAGTAGCCGTACAACACGACAACAAGTATAGCTCCAACCGCGCCCAGGATCGTCCACCACGAAATCTCAAACATTTATTATTCTAACGGTATTTACACATTCATAGAACAAACACAGTAATGGAATACGAATCCGACCGTGCACTTAATGATCCACAGTTAGAAGATGCTAAACGCAAAGCCTGTTCTGATTTTGAAACTTATTTTAATTTGAAAGGTGACGTCCATGATCCGAATTGGGCACAGCCAACCTACCAGTCTCGCGTTGCCACAGTTCCAGTAGACGAAGCCCAAGGATTTTGGATCAATGGTGGTAAGACGGGTTCAAAGAAGGATGAGCAGATTGAAGCTCCGCGTAATTTTGACCACGATCTCCCAACACTCCTAAAAGACGGACCGACTGATCTTCCTAAAGGCGACTGGGCAGAATCAAAGCTAACGCCGGCTGAAATTGAAGAGCGGATGAAGGCTTACGATCCTACCGATGAAGACTTGGCAAATTTGTTGAATACCACTGTGCTTGATATGCATAAGCGAATGGAGTCGGGTATTTATAACAGGGAAGGGCTAATTAAGACATATAAATCAGGCTTACGTAGTGAGTGAGTATAAAGAATAGTATGGGTATTCCTTTTTATTTTGCGAGCCTCATAAAGTCCCATCGCGGCATAACTGATAGCGTAAAACGTGGACTTCCACTAGAAGTTGACGTTTTAGGTGTAGATTTCAATTGCCTGATCCACCGGTACCTCAAGGAAGAACGACCGATTGAATCAGTAGTAGAAGCATTCGCTTACCTCCTGGAACACGTATGCAAAGCCAAGAAAGTCCTTATTGCTCTGGACGGTCTTGTACCCTATGCCAAGATTGTACAGCAGCGGTACCGTCGTATGAGGATCAAGGAGGAAACTCCTTTTGATCGGAACCTCATTTCGCCCGATACGCCGTACATGCGCGAACTTGAAGCCGCTTTAGCCGCCAAGTTTCCGTACGCCGAAATCAGTAGGACTACTTCGCCGGGCGAAGGAGAGCATAAACTCATTGTGGACATGAAAAAGATTCCGGCCGAACAAAGACGGACGGTGTGCATTTACGGACTGGACGCTGACCTTATCCTCATCTGTCTCCAAAACAAGGAACTATCAGATCCCGGAAAAATGCACCTTTTGCGCGAGAGCGCAGAGTTTGATGACCCTAAACTAAAAACTGCAGAGTTTGCGACCATGAATATTTGGGAGCTATCTACCCAGCTCCCACTTCCTACCGAGCAGTACATGGCTCTATCTATTATGTGTTTCGGTAACGATTTCATGCCTAATTTGGGAATGTTTTCGTTGCGCGAAGACGGATACAATCGCGCGCTACATTTTTATGACGAGTCGGGGCGTCCCGATCTTCTCACGCCCGAAGGACGACACCAATTCTTCAAGTTTTCTGCGTCTCGCGAAATGAGTGTTCTAAAAGAGCGAATTACACTACGTAAGCGTCCTGAAGAGAAAGCGGTATTGGGTAAGGACCAAACTGAGTTTTCGCGGAAGTACGGTCTTCATATATTGGACGGCGTTCTGGATATGGAACCGGTAGTGGAAGCTTATTGGAAAACCATGCACTGGACATGGTACTATTTTACTCAAAGTACACCCATCAACTGGGGATGGGTATATCCGTATGCTGATGCGCCTCTAGTGTCTGATATCGTAAAATACGCAGAAACTGGAGTTCAAAAAGCTAAACTAAATTTTACTCTGTCGGACCAACTTCATTTTATTATGCCCTCTTCTTCTCTCAAGAAGACCCGTAGGCGCGTGAAATTCCCCGATGAACTGCATAACGAGGAAACACGTAATCCTTGGATGAAACGGCACTACTGGGAAATGAAGCCTCGTATTTCATTGCCTTGGAATCCTAACGACGAACTAACGAAAATCGTCCCGATCGTAAACTGAATCCTACTTGGGCCGGAGACCCATCGGATTTCATTCCGGGAAGTATGGCTCCAGTTGGTCCCCGAATTGGAACAATTGGTTGAAGAACGTCGGTTTCTGGAATTGTTATTGCAAAATTAGTTTCACGCGGATTCCAGTACTCATTATTGATCTTAATCATTTCACGCACAGAATGAGACATCATAAACCCTTCGGCATCTATACCGGCCCAATTACGTTGTAAGTACACCAAGTAATGACTACGGTAAGTTGTTGCGTTTGTTATCTTTGTGGCTTCAATTAGTGCATCAATGCTGTCGCGAATAGACTGAATAATCGGTTTATCTAATCGCTTATTCACTGTATTATGTGCTCGGCAAACGAATGTGAATAACTGGGCACGACTATCACACCAGCCAGGGTTTCGGGATGTGTACGTATTAAACATAATCAAAAAATGATTTTTACATGAAGGACATGAAATTGTATCGGCAAATAATCCCATGTACTTCTTGACTATAAGCTTATCTGCCTGACTCGGATTTTCAGGATAGTTTGCCGAAATAGAGTGAAGAGTTATCCACCCAAGTGGTCCCCACCTGGACGTCATTAATTATTCTGGGGAAATGAAACCAGCTAACATAGCGCCGCTCAGCATTTCCCGTTTCACACGCGTTGGGGTCTCAGAGTTCTTCAAAAGATTATGTTTCTGAACTAACTCATCAACTTTACGATCACTCATTTTCGCGACTTTACGGTGAATCGTTTTACGCCGCCGTTTTTCACCATGATCCGTAAATAATCGGATCGTGTGTTTCCGAGACGATTTCTTGAATGGTGGGGGCTTAGCGGGATCTGACGTAGGTTTTACTTTTAAAGTCTTCTTCAGTACTCCACGAGGAAACGTCTTCATACTCCTTTTCTTACCGGACTTAAGAATAGATTTGGGTTCCGATTTGACTTCTGGCTTAGGAGCCTGTTCATCTCCTCCTACTTTGACAATCTTGATCTTTTCGGACATACTCCTATTATAAAAACGAATAATTAGATTTACGGGAACCAGATCTTATAGAACCAGCATGGAGTGGGACGCAATCAAGACTTATTTTAAGAATGGTGTGCCCCGCCTTGTTGAGCATCAGATTGAGTCATTTGAGGATTTCGTGCGTAATAAGATCCCACTGATCGTGTGCTCAACGGCTCCGATTGTGGTATGGCATGAACAGGATGAGACCACGAAGAAGTACAAGTATGAGTTTCGGCTGACGTTTGAGAATATCACGTACACTAAGCCGCGTATCCAGGAAGCTACTGGCCGAATTAAGCCCATGTTTCCCCAGGACGCGCGTACGCGCAACTTCACTTACGCTGCCCAGATGTTCTCGGATATCAGGTTCACGGTCAGGTCATACAAGGCTCCTACTTACGCAACCTTTGACGAAGAAGTCAAGGTATTTGAGGGTGTATCTCTCGGCAAGATTCCAGTCATGTTGGGATCTTCGCTGTGTATTATGTCCGACTACCCGATGTCTAAGGAGGAGATTGGAGAGTGCCCTTATGACCCGTTCGGGTACTTCCTGATTCACGGGTCAGAGCGTACCATTCTGAGCCAGGAGAAGGTAGCAGATAACCAGATCATGGTCTTCTTCAATAAGAAGACAGCGTCAAAGTACACTTACTCGGCCGAAATGAAGTCGCTACACGAATCGTTCACGACTCCTCCTAAGAAGCTGGAGGTGCGTATCTCTGCCAAGTTCAATGGGTATGGATACCCTCTGACGATGTGCGTTCCCCGTTTCCGTGAGGATATCCCGTTGTGCGTCATGTTTCGTGCGTTTGGCGTAGAGAAAGACCAGGATATTGCTGACATTATCTGGCCCGAAGGAAATGAGCGTCAGATTGGAGCTCTGGCCGCTTCGTTCCGCGAGTGTGCGGATATCAAGGTGTTTACTCGCGATGATGCGATTGAGTATCTCACGCATCACCTCCAGTATGGCACGACGCAGGAAGATAAGAAGGCGTATGTTCGCTCTCTTCTGGAGACAGAATACCTTCCTCACGTGCGGTTTGGTGGCGATACGTCTCCAATCTCGGTTCTGGAAGCCCGAAAGATGATTCTTACAGGCTGGATTGTGCGTAAGCTAATGATGACAGAAACAGGAATTTTGAGGATTGATGATCGTGATGCTTATCCCAATAAGCGCGTCGTTTCTACGGGCGCTCTTCTGACTCATCTGTTCCGCCAGCTATTTCAAAAGGTATGTAAGGATATTCGGTCAAAGTTTGTTCACGAAGTCAATAACGATACGTGGAAGAAGCGCGAGACGCCTCGGCCGCTGGAAGTCCTGAACGTCAATAATCTGTACAAGATTCTCAAGGTATCAACGATTGAAGGTAAGTTGAAGCAGGCTCTGGCTACTGGCAATTTTACGGTCCAAGGACTGGGTACGTCTACAGTGTCAACGGCCACGAAGATGGGTGTGTCTCAGGTCCTGAACCGCCTGTCGTATTCTGCAACTCTGAGTCATCTGCGCCGTATTCAGACGCCAGTTGAGAAGTCAGGTAAGCTTCTTGCTCCACGAAAGCTTCATGGTACATCTTGGGGGTATGTTTGCCCAGTAGAGACTCCTGAGGGTCATTCAGTAGGTATTGTGAAATCAATGTCCATGCTGACATCTGTAACACAACACAGTCCCGCAGCAGTTGTTATTACGTTTATGAAGGAGCAGCCAATTGAATGGATTCGTGATATTCGCAAGTATTCCGGAACAATGATTATTCTGAACGGTGTCATTCTTGGATACACTACTGATCCGGTTACTCTACATTTAGCGCTACGCAAGGCTAAGCAGACATTCAAGATTCATCCACATACCGGCGTTTCGTGGAACATTCATCAAAATATCATTAATGTTGAAACCGATGGCGGACGGTTCGTGCGTCCTCTGTTCCGTGTAGAGAATGGCAAGATGCTTCCTCCTCCTGCGCGTTCAGACGAGTGGAATGACTGGATCCGATCATGTATTGAGTATGTTGATCCGGCCGAGACCGAGGTGATTCGTGTATCAATGTTCCACAACGAAGTTTCAAAGTCTCATACGCACTGCGAGATTCATCCTACTCTGATTCTGGGCCATATGGCTTCAAGTATTCCGTTCAGCGATCATAATCAGTCGCCACGCAATACTTACCAGTCAGCTATGGGTAAGCAGTCTATGGGTATCTTTGCCCGGAACTACGCTAAGCGTCTGGACAAGAACGGATACATTCTCTGCTCTCCCATGCGCCCATTCGTAGAGACTCGGATGATGAATGTTCTCAATACTCACGAGATGCCCAGTGGAGATAATTTGATTGTGGCTATCGGGATTTATTCAGGGTATAATCAGGAGGATTCTGTGATAATGAACCGGGCAGCAATTGATCGTGGTATGTTTCGGACGCTGTACTACACGATCTACAAGGACGAGGAACACCGTAATGTTTCGTCAGGTAAAGAAGAGAAGTTCGCTAAGCCTCGGCGCGAGAATACGCGCGGATTCAAGACGTCGGCGTACCATGCGATTCAGGATAATGGCGCTCCAGCGATGAACTCGTACATCCACGAGAACGATGTGGTTATTGGAAAGGTGACAAGCTTGAAGGCCGACCCAAACGGATACGCATTCCGCGACTCTTCTACGATTCATCGTAATTCTGAGACGTGTCGCGTTGACGGGGTTTGGAATGAGAAGAATTCTGATGGCTACCCTTTCGTCAAGGTCCGCGTAGTGTCTGAGCGTATTCCTGAAGTTGGAGATAAGGTTTCGTCGCGTCACGGACAGAAGGGAACGTGTGGCATCATTCTGAATGAAGAGGACATGCCGTACACTGCGAGTGGTCTGCGCCCAGATATCATCATGAACCCTCATGCCGTTCCTTCGCGCATGACGATCGCGCAGTTGATGGAGACGATGCACGGTAAGATCTGTACCGAGAAGGGCGCACTGGGTGACGGCACGCCGTACTCTCATTTGAAGATGGGTTCTTTGCGTGAGCAGCTACTGGCGATTGGAATGCACCCTTACGGCAATGAGATCATGTACAATGGCCAGACCGGTGAAATGATGGAGAGCGAGATCTTTGTAGGACCTACATTCTACCAGCGTCTCAAACACATGGTAGTGGATAAGAAGCATTCCCGTTCACGTGGACCTATCGTATCACTCACTCGTCAGCCTTGTGAGGGCCGGTCGCGCGATGGCGGTCTGCGCGTAGGCGAGATGGAGCGTGACTGTATGCTGTCTCATGGTATGGCGATGTTTACAAAGGAACGATTGATGGACGTATCCGATCCTTTCCGTACAGGGTTTTGCAAGACTTGCGGAACTCTGGCCGTAGTGAACCCCTTGGAGAACGTGTACCATTGCGGCAACTGCGGAATGAAGACTCACTTTGAGATGAAAACCATTCCCTATGCCGTTAAGCTTTGGTCTCAAGAGTTAGAATCTATGCATATTGTACCACGAATGGTATTTGAGTAGTTTAGATATTGAAAAGTTTAGAGAACCAATGTTAACGATTAAGCAAGTAGAATGGAGTGGTCTGGGAAACCAGCTTTTTATTTTAGCAGCAGGTGAGTCATTTGCACACAAGACTGGACACGCATTTTATATATCCAAATCAAAAACCCCCTACAATCCCCACTCATCAACGAATTATTATACTACTCTTCTCAAGAACTGGACACCATTTGTAATTGAACGCACCCCAGGTGTATTATATAAGAATCCAAGTCTGGAAGATCAACTTCCAAATGATGTTACGATTGACGGGTTTTTCCAAGACTGGAAGATTGTTGAACCTATTCGTAAACAGTTTATAGAAAGGTTATCATTCAATACCGATATTCTTAAAAAGTACCCCGATATTTCTGAATGCGTGTTTGTCCATATCCGAGGAGGCGATTACCTTACTTGGAATGGGTTTGTGGATTTAAGACAATATTATGAAAAGTGTCTTTCACTTATTCAAGATAAGATCGTTGTGTTCACTAATGATATTAGATATGCTAAGATGATTCTAACAGATCCATTTGAATATATTGTAGAAAATGAGGAAGATACACTGTATCTTATGTCCAAATGCAAGGGATGTATTTGTGCCAACTCTACATTTTCATGGTGGGGGGCGTATCTTAATCCAGACAGACAGATTTTCATTCCGTCAAAGTGGAGTAATGATACAAGTTACTACAGTTTTCCCGGGACAACTATTGTAGACGTTTAAGATAATGCAGTACCTTGTAGAATTCATAGGTACATTGATCATTGTTTATGCGCTTCTTCTTACTGATACCAATCCATCAATCATGGGAATAGTGTACTTTGCAGTCTACACTGTCGCTGGAGAAATGGCTTCTGGAACTTTCAATCCTTTAGGAGCTTTGGCGTATTATATGATTGGGCGTATGTCATTACAAGAACTTGGATTCAATATTGGCGCTCAAATCTTTGCAATGCAGGCTGCTGTAATCTCGTTCTTACCCATAAAGGTTTTCATAGGAGACTTGTATTAGGTGTAAAATGAGTCTCTATCTATACGTGATTGATCCTAATCATCGCGATCGCCAGCGCGAGCATGTTCGTAATCGCCGAGTAACCGATTCTGGTGTTGATCTGGTTTGTCAGGAAAAGGTTTTGAATGTAGCTGTTCCGTTCAATCTTGGTATTGAAATCAAGACAGGAGTTATTGCTGCTGCTCTTGATTCCAGGGGACGTCCTGCTCCTTATCTCCTGCTTGCCCGCTCGTCTACTTCTCTAACTCCTCTGCGTATGTCTAATCAGGTAGGGCTGGCCGATGCTGGTTACCGTGGCGAACTGATTGCGCGCGTTGATTGTTTGGATATTAACCGTGGACAGTATACGATTCAACAAGGGCATCGTCTATTCCAGATCGTTCAGCATAATTGGCTACCGTACGATCGGGTAATTCTAGTTGACTCACCCGATGATCTTCCTGCCCCTCTTGATAATCGCGGTGGTGGTGGTTTTGGGTCTACAGGCAACTAACGTTCTAAACAATAAGCCCTTTTAGCATAGTGGTAGTGCGTGTCATTTGTAATGACAAGGTCATGAGTTCAATTCTCATAAAGGGCATCATGTGAACCGAATGGTTTTCATATTATGCTTATTATATAATAAAATGCCAGATGTTGCAATTTGTTACTGGGGTATGTCTCGGTCCACAAGACATGTATACCAAAGTCATTACAAACACATTTTTGATATTTTAAAGAATGCTGGTCTATCTTATGACACATACTTTCATACTTGGGACGTAAATGTTAACATTATTTGGGACTGGATATCTGACGTACTTCCAGATAAAGACGAGTACAAGTTTCTACAACCAACCAAGTACAAAGTAGAAAACCAAGATGAATTTTTAAGTACAATTGATATGGCAGATTACTTTTCCCACGAAGATGCCAGAAGTGGAAAAGATTGGAATATTCACCTTGTTCGTAATCATTTGTGTGCATTACAAAGTCAGAAACGTGTAACCCAAATGATGTTAGATTCTGGAAAGACGTATACTCATGTATTATATGTACGCCCAGATGTAGAAATTGAAGTTGATCTACCACTTGATATTCTTCAAAATTTAAAGCCTAAGCATATTGCTATTCCTGACTTTGATCATTGGGAAGGGTATAATGGCCGAGGAGCAATTTTACGTTTTGAAGATTGTGTACCATATTCTCACCGAATCAACGAAATCAAAGAGTTCCGAAAAAATATTAGTTATATTACTTCCGAAAAGTATACAAAGTACATTGTAGACAAATATTACACTTTTGTCCCGATGCCGTTCAAATTTGATATTATTAGACCAAAGGCCTAATTAGCCACAATGAAATGGTGTCATGTACAACAGCTCCCCAGTAGGCTGAATACAGAGATTGTCCAAAAACAAATATCATCCCTAAAATGAGAACAATTGACCTGAGAAAAGTGTTGAGAATGGGGTTCGCGGTCGGCCAGAGTAGGACGTTCATTTATCTCTACAATTTTTTTTCTTGCCGTAGAGCATAAACAAAAATGGGAGGTGGTTTGATGCAGCTTGTGTCGTATGGTGCGCAGGATATTTACATCTCGGGCAACCCCCAGATCACGTTCTGGAAGATTCTATACAAGCGCCACACGAACTTCGCCGTGGAGTCCATTGAGGTTACCTTCAACGGCCAGGCGGACTTCAACAAGCGCGTCACGGCGGTCATCAACCGCAACGCTGACCTGATGTACAAGACGTACATCCAGGTTGTGCTCCCCCAGATTGACTTGGCGACGGGTGGTGCGGGCTTCCGCTGGCTGAACTACATCGGCCACCGCCTGATCAACCAGGTTGAGCTGGAGATCGGTGGCCAGCGCATTGACCGCCAGTACGGCGACTGGATGCAGATCTGGACCCAGCTCTCCACGGATGCCGGTAACATCCATGTGCTGGACTCCATGCTCGGCAACACGCACGACCTCGTGCTGATGAAGCGCGGCACTGGCCTCGCGCTGGACGCGACGTGCTCTGCGTCCGAGACTACGATCTCTTGCGTGCCTCGCAAGGGCACGCCCGCCAAGACGCTGTACATCCCGCTCCAGTTCTGGTTCTGCCGCAACCCTGGTGTCGCGATCCCGCTCATTGCGCTCCAGTACCACGAGGTGCGCATCAACGTTGACTTTGAGACCTGGCAGAACTGCCAGTACTACGAGTCCGGTGTTGGCACGCCCGCCGCGCTCACCGCCAACTCGCTGGCCGCTGCGTCCATCTATGTTGACTACGTCTACCTGGACACGGAGGAGCGCCGCCGCTTCGCCCAGCAGTCGCACGAGTACCTCATTGAGCAGGTGCAGTACACGGGCGCTGAGTCCATCACGTCATCGTCCAACAAGATCCAGCTGAACTTCAACCACCCCGTCAAGGAGCTCCAGTGGGTCGTCCAGCGCGATTCGTTCGTTGACTGCTCCACGTCCCCGTGGCTCGCGTCGGTTGGCGGTGCCCAGCCGTTCAACTACTCCGATGACTTCAGCACGGATGGCCTGATCACGTCGCTGCTGTCCCAGGCGTCGGCTGGTAGCACGTTCGGCACGTCTGCCTCGCAGGGCCTGTCCGCCGCGCTGGGCCAGGGTGTCTCTGAGGCGACGACGCTCATCGGTGCGGATGCCACGGACGTCAACGGCGTCCAGGAGTTTGAGTCGGGTGTTAACTACCTGCTCGCGAAGGTCATCCTTGCGTCCAACGTGCGCTGCGAGGGCAAGAACCCTGTTGAGGTTGCCAAGCTTCAGCTCAACGGCCAGGACCGCTTCACGGAGCGTGAGGGAGCGTACTTTGACAAGGTCCAGCCTTACCAGCACCACAGCCGCTCGCCGTCCACGGGTATCTGCGTGTACTCGTTCGCGCTGCGCCCCGAGGAGCACCAGCCCAGCGGCACGTGCAACTTCTCGCGCATTGACAAGGCCACGCTGCAGCTCACGGTCTCGCTCAACACGGTCACGGGCACGCGCACGGCGCAGGTCCGCGTCTACGCGCTCAACTACAACGTGCTCCGCGTCATGTCGGGCATGGGTGGCCTCGCGTACAGCAACTAAGCAGTCGTCTTTTAGACGGCGTGCTGATGACGGTAATCCAAAAAATAATAATAAAAACACAATTGAGTTTCCAAACAGAATTTCAATTGTGGTTATACAAATGGCGTTTCCTTGGTCTAAAATCAACTCTACGAAATTTAGGAATCCGCAAACTGATACATGGGATATTGCGTCTCTACATAATAAATATATCAATGAAGTCATCAGTAACAAATGGGGGGTGCAGAATATAGAAGATGGCGATGTAAAGGTAGGTGAATTTTACTTCAAAACACACCCAAATGATAATGTTATTTCCGATTCACTACGACGAGGAATATTATTTGAGAAATTCAATATTTCATTTGCCAGACAGTTTATTCATCCCGATAAGAACATTCTGGATGTCGGTGCGAATATAGGCGTACACACAGTTCCTTACTCAAACTTTCTTATAACCGGGAAAGTATACGCATTTGAACCCCAGAAAGTGGTGTTTGATATTCTATCGGCCAACCTGAACAAGAATAAATGTGATAATGTGGTAGCATTCAATTTTGGAGCATCAAACAATAACACAACTCTGTTTATGGAAGCAGATTACGACTCTGTTGCAAATCATGGCGGATTTTCTATATGCGAGCAGAAAGAGGGACTAAAAGGTATCACGGTTGATTGTAAGCGTGTTGATGATCTTGGCATTTCAAACGTTGGATACGTAAAAATGGACGTAGAAGGTCACGAGTATGAAGCTATTTTGGGTATGAAAGAAGTTATCGTACGAGACAAACCATTTTTATTTATTGAAATTCATGACTTATCGCCAACAAAAGCAATTATATTTCAGACCTTAAATATATTAGGATACAAACGTAATATAAAAGTTACTCATTGCGACTATTTATTTATACCTTCTTAATACAATGGTATTTTCTTGGTCTAACATTAAGCTAAATAAAAAGACAAATACATTTGAAACATTACCACTCATAAAATATTTAAAACACGTTGAAGATGTCAATACTGTAGATAAGACATTTCTTTTATATGACAACAGTGTGACCAAGAACCTCCTTATTATTGGAGCGTGTAGGAATGTTCAACTTGCTTTTTATTTCAATAACTTGAATATTACACATTTGAAAAGAAATATTTACTTTATTTACGCGCCTGTTTGGGGGACAGAAGAAAAAAGGGCATCGTTACCTTATGATGTAATACATAAGATACTTGTAAATACTGATATTATGATCTGTGAAAGCATTCAAAATTACGGAGTGTTAAACACATATAGAGGTCTAGAGAAGAACTTCTTTAAAGAGTTTGGTGTAAAGGACAAGATTGTAATTGATATTCCAAATATTGAACTGCGTATGTTTCACTACGAAAATGTACAAATATTCAAACAACCTATTGATCAAGTCACGACGTTTTTTCAGTCGTCTAAGAAACACGTTCTTACTAAACTGAATGAATTTGGATATAGTGTTGTGTCCGAGTTCATAGAACGTAACCTTACCAAAACTAAATTATTCAACACATTTAATCATCCGAGGCGGGTCGTAATGCTTCTACTGTTCAAGTGTATGATGGCTAAGATTGGAATACACTTAGCTTCAAATTTTTTTACAGAAATGAATAAGTACCCGTTTCTAGAAGGGTTTGAATTACCTATAATCCACAAAGATATTGACTCATACGGCCTTCAGTTCAAATGTAACGTTAGCCCAGATACCGTTATTAATGTACCCAACGTGTCAGTATCCCATCCTATTGATGATTATTTATTCGTTGATTCGGATGAATTTATAAAGTTCTAACATATAATGGATATTTTTATTAAGACCTACCATCGGGATTTCGTGTGGTTACAATACTGCCTGAAAAGTATAAAAAAATTCGCATCTGGGTTTCGCAATATCGTTATTGTTTCAGACAACGACGGACACGCGATCCCTTCGGAGTATCTATTATCAAACTGTAAAGTATTTTACGTCAACAAACCGTTGAGGCGGCCATCTACCATATCTCATGGAGTTGGATACTTATGGCAGCAGTATATCAAACTCACCTGGTATAACTATACAGATGCCGAACAGGTGTTAGTATTGGACAGTGATGAGATGCTTACAGTACCTGTAACGCCGGAAAGTTTCAAGCGAGACAATAAATTTGTATGGTGTTATCGTGAATGGTCTAAAGCAGGTAACGGTATTTGCTGGAAGAAATCAACTGATTTTATTCACGGACTTGATACAGCGTATGATGCAATGTGTGTTACTGGATTCGTTCTACAAAAACAAACAACATTAGCTCTTACAAGACATCTGTGCGCTAAGCATGGCGTAAATAATCTTTGGGACATGTTTGTGAAATACAACATGGAAACCGCAAGCGAGTATAATATTTTCGGTTCGTTCGTTTACCACTATGACCGTAAAGAGTACCTACAGGTATTAGATTATAGTCCAGAAAACTGCATTAGTTATACAATTTTGAAGTCTTGGTCTTGGGGGGGATTGCAGGATGAAGATAAGAAAAAGCGAGAAAGTATTCTAAGTTAGTATTTTTTATGTAAAACTACACAGTTTTTATGTATATCCAATAATTCACTTTCGTTGATAACTTTATCACTAACGGGTGAAACATTCACAATTAACGATGTCTTGAAAATATATCTAAATGCAAACCTCCAAAATTTCAGCTCTTTTGCATTATCACATCCTGCCAAATAACTGAAGATCATATAAGTAATGCAAAAATCGTAGGCACATGCTTTATCTCCATTTGATACTAAGTAAATAATGTACTTATCCAGCATTGTCATAACGTAGTGAAAAGCGGAGCTTCCGGTTTTGTAGAATGCTACTCCATTCACGTGCATATGCATTGATATATCGTGATTTGGAATTGTTGCAAGTCCATCATATGTACTTCCAGATATTAAGAAGTATTCACTGTTTACGTAGTTCGTGCTTTTTTCAAACCATTCCGGAAACACTTTACAATCTGTTTCCAAAACCAATACCGTATTGTACTTTTTACAGTAATCCATAGCTTTCAAAAACAGTATATTTGGACCACTTGTTGCCCCGTATGGCGGTATTTTATCACCATATTCTACTTTCTTAAGATATATATCATACTCCGGACTTATGTTGATATTTATAAGATTAACATTCTTGAATAGGTTATTTACCTTTTCAAATGAAACTGGAATATGATTTGAATTGTTTGTAAAAATATTCAAATCAATATTCGTTGACGATGTCACGTTACTGATATTATCTAAGAGTCTTGTTAACAACCCGTTATTTATCTCGTTATTCGTAGTTAAAATAATAATAGCTTCTAAATTATTTATGACCTCGTTTTTTAATTCTGGTAGATCCTCATTATTTACAGCTGGGCGAGGATATTTCGGCATAAAGTTAATTTTGCCGTTTTTGAAACTCAACATTGTAAATAAAACACAATATATTTAGTATAATAAATGGACGCTACGTTAGCTGCCGGATCACGTCGTAAGACTCAGCGCGTATCAAAGTACGGATCGCGTCGTAAGGTATGGAACGGTACTGCCGAGAAGACCAAGGGTGGTTTAACCCGCAAGGATCTCAAGCAGAACAAGTACGGCCGTATTGTGAGTGTCAAGCGCAGTATTCGTGGAGGAGCTCTCCAAGATTCGCAGCCCGAAGAAAAGAATGATGGCGAATAAATAATGAAGGTTAAGTCTTGGCACGTAGTATGCCTTTTAGTAGTTGTAGCTGCGGCATTGTACTTCCTTGTTTCAGTACGCGAGGGTATGGATGACCCAAAGTGTCCCGCAGGCGCACCAGGTATTAGCTCTGTGACTTTAACTGGAGGACAGAAGGTCCGCCTGTACACACAGTCGGAGTGCTCAGCAATGGGTGGAAACTTTGCGGCTAATGGTCAGAAAAACTGGGGAATGGCCAATGACAGCGTCGGTGAGTGCCTGGGAACGTCTAATGGAATCAATGTAGGATTCTGTAATCAGGAAGCACCTCCGTCAGCAGCCGCGAAGGCATCTATCTCACCGTTACCACCGCCCGTTCTAACTGGAACATGGAAGGTTAACGGGACAAACTATAACGGAAAAATTAGTCAGTCCGGAGATACTTGGACGCTCACACCAACCTCAACTGAATCTGGATGGTCTTTAATTAGTGGTAAATTTGATCCCGGTTCACCAACCTCTGGATCACTCGTCTATACCACACCCGGAGGTCCATTGAATATGACGTTCACGATTGACAGTGCTGGAACTACCATTACCGGAAGCAACGGGGGTTCGTTCACTAAGATGCCAGATACACCTCCTATGGCTGCTGCTGCCCCTCCACCAGCTGCTGCCACTCCTGCTGCATCTATGACTCCATCAGTTCCAGCCCCATCTCCGGCTCAGTCGGCCGCTACAACTCCGGCTTACAGCTTATCGTGTATGGCTGCGCCGGTGTCTGGAATGAAGGGATCCGTAGGCATGCCGGAAACCCCGGCGGCGTGGAACGTTAACCAGCCTCCTTCTGGATGGAATTCTAAGAATGGATACACTACTGGAGGGTGGCGGAAGTAAGTATTTTAAGAAACAACGGCCTATTCGTATAGTTGGTTAGTAGGCGCGACTCTGAATCCCGAAAGGCCAAAACCATTTTAAACGCACGAACTTAGAATGAATAAAATGCCAGAGCTTATCGTTGAAGCGAAGACTGTCCAGACGGGCGCTGTTCGCACACTAGCAGAAGCTCTGAAGTGTATTCTCGTAGAGATGTCCCTGATTTTTGATAAGGAGGGTATTCGCATGGTAGCCATGGACAATACCCGCACAGTTCTCGTTCACCTGCGGCTGTACTCTGACAAGTTTGAGAAGTTCGCGTACAACCATAACCAGGGCAAATTTGTGATTGGTATTAACACCGATCATCTCTACCGCATTCTCCGTACGGCCACCAATGATGATACCGTAACCTTCTACGTTGACCAGTCAGATCCCAATACCCTCGGTATTCTTCTGGAGGATGGAGAGAAGAAGCAGGTGACTCGGTACAAGCTCAATCTCCTGGATCGCGACGAGCCAGATATCCAGCTTCCCGAAACTGAGTTCTCGGCGCATTTCACGATGCCATCGCTTGATTTCCAGAAGATCTGCCGCGATATGACTCTTCTGGGGGCTAAGACCGTAGAGATCAAGAACGTAGCTTCCAGCTTGACGTTTGGATGCAAGGGCCACTTCGCTTCCCGAACGACCGTAATGGGCGACTCGGAGAACGAGTTTTCAATAAAGAAGAAGGACAGTGCAGAGATTGTGACTGGCAATTTCTCACTACCCCATCTTGTTCTGTTCACAAAGTGTACTAACCTATGCAATAATCTGGAGATTCAGATGAAGAACGATTGGTTTATGCTGATTCGCTATGTCGTAGCCAATCTGGGCGATATCAAGTTGTGTCTGATGCCATGTTCCACGTAACTAAACCAACAGGGGCCAAAATGTATCCGGCCGCTATTTCTGACAACTTCAACATCGTATGCTCCAATGAATTTCCTTGACGTATTTCCTGCTCAAACGCGAAAAAGCGTACGCCCAGAAAGTACTGGAGAAGTTGGTATGATAGTATCATAACCAAAAATACTGGAGAAAAGTATGCTATAACCCCAAATAAGACATGAAGAAGTCCATAAATGGGATGTTTTTGCCACACCTTCATTGTAATACGATATCATAATACTCATACAAAAACACCGACAGTTTTGCTACAAGTTCAAGACCAAAACATCCTACCCAAACGGTTTCTGCAACCAAAAAATAGTTGATGAATTCGGTGGGTTGAATATGTAGAATATCCCGAATTATTTGAAAGAATGGGGGTTCTTTGTTCGTAAGTTTCTGTTCAGCCACGATAGAAATACATACCTTGAAAAACACGTGCTGTATCCAGATAATAAATAGTAAAATAAAAACCAGAATTTGGAACCATATAACCGGATAGATTGTATGTGATACCATGACCATAACTGAGATGGTCGCACTAATGACAAAATGCGATACTCCAAGAATATATCCAAGAACTTCACCATCAGTTGTTAGCCAAGAATACAAAAAGGTTACGAGTTCTCGCACATACCTTTCTGCTTTGTCTACCGTGTCCATTATGTTTACTTAGGTCTTGCTTTGTGGGGAGTGTACGTGACATCGTCACCGATCTTGAAGTTTTCAATTGCAGGATTAAGAAACGCGTTATCGGATACTGTAGTGGTAGTGTTCCATATCTTTACAATAGAGAACGGGCCTTTAGGGGAAATGGCGATTCCGACCAGAGTTTCTTTACGGTGAATCATGAGCTCATTGGTTATACAATGAACCATCAGATTCACAAACGTAGTGTGAACAACCCTGTCTTCAATCTTCTTGGACCATGCTCCGCCCGCTTCGTTTTCAGGAACGTCCCACAGCGGCTTGAACCCGCGTCGCATGAAGAAGAACATACCCGACTCCCAAGCTTCCTTAGAAATTATGTCTACAACAGACCAGAACTGCTGCGGAGTTGATACATCCACAATCTTGATATAACTTTCCAAGGAATAATCCTTGTTGTTGGGATCATGATACCACAAAATCCAGGAATACTGGAGTTTTGTGGTCTCTATATCTGACCCCATTTTATACTCTTTACAGTGTTTCTTTAAAATGGATTCGTTTTTCGCACACCCAAAGTATCTTATAGAATACAATGAGCCTTACCGTAGCACAAGTATACGGGGTTCGTTTTGCGGAGAAGCTGTCTCTGCCCAAGATCGTTCAGGATAATATTGCCAAGCTGCGGATTACACCCGTAGCCTTCAAGCCCTATCGTCCTCCAGTTCGCGCACCATACCGTGCCAAGCCAGCCGATAATTGGCGCGAGAACGCTTTAGTTGAAGCCGTACGCCGTGTTAAGGAGCGCGACGACCCAGAGTACGATGAAGTGTTTGGGTCTCTGAACAAGATTGCACCTCGTACTCTTGACAAGCTATCTGAGAAGATTATACAAAACATCAAGAAGCGCGACGACATCTTCCGTCTCCGTGTAACGACTTTGCTATTTGACATGGCTATTTCCCAATCTGGGTACGCCATTCTGATGGCCGATTGTGCTAAGAAGCTCACTACCGATGTCCCTGAAATCCGTGAAGATTTAGTCATTCAGACCGAGATGTTTCCAAAGCTGTACAATATGACGGAGACTCTAACGTATCCTTCTTCGGAAGAACCGGGATTCGCCGATAAGGTTGTTGAATGGATGAAGCTCAAGGATAAGCGCCGCGGATATGCGAAGTTTATGACTCAGCTCTTTGTACGTCAACTTGTTAGTGAACAGACGGTGGGAGAGTGTATGACCCATGTGTCAGCCGATCTAACAACTATGGCCAGGCAAGAAAAGAGTGAGCAGTCAGAGGAGAATACTACTCAGTATGTAGATTTCCTGTTTGAGACTGCCAAGATTCTTCCGCCAACGGCTACGGAATTAAGGACTTTGATGAGGACGTTCATTCAGTCGGTACTGAACATTCCGCGTTCCGAACTTCCAAGTCTGAATATGCGATCTCGTTTCAAGTTGGAGGATGCCGTTAAATGCGTTCAGTAGATTCAAGTTCAAAGGCGTCGTTTAAATAAATGTCCGTGCCTTCTGCCAGCGTCCTGCTTCGTGCGGCTCAGGTTTCAATCACGGAAGATCGCCCAATTTACTTAGACTATTACCAGGATAGCGTTGAGAAGAAGTGCTGCATTGGTGTTCGGGAGACCGAGAAGTTTTTAGTTAAGTCGGACTCAGAGTACACATCCACGATTCAGTCGGTATTTAAGTGCGAGTCATGCTACATTGTTATGACTGAGAACAGCTTGTATATTGTCTCCACGGAGATCCCGATTAAGAAGATTCTGGCTGCACCGAAGGCCGAGTAATCTAAACGGGAGTGAACAAGTCTCTTAATGGAACTGGTATTCCCCCCGCCACACTACTTTTTGTTTGAACCTTTGAATGATAAAGAAACACAAAAGCTTTGGTTTGCGTACAAGGAAAAGTACGGACACCAGTGTGAGTTTTCTGAAGTAGATGCTGCGGACATAAACTCTGCAGAATCGTTTTCGCCGTGGTTTGATAACTGGATATCCCAAGTCCCTGCAAAGCAAGGAACGCGTATTCGTATTTTGATTATCTGGCACTCTGAATTCTTGACATATTCGTGCCAACAAATGCTCCGTCGTTCTTTGGAACAACGTTCGTTTAGGTGTCGCGTATGGTTTCACGTAGAAGATCCTACCCTAATCCAACCAGCTATTCATAGCAGGTGTATCACAAAACGGATTCCCACTTTCGTACACTATCCCGTAATAAACTAATATGAAGGTTGTAGTCTTTACCGATGGTGGTTGCGAAAATAACGGTAAGAAAGGTGCTCGCGCTGCGTGGGCCGTATGGTTACCTGATCACAAGGAGTTTTCAGACGCACAGTTAGTTCCAGCTGATCAGCAGCAAACCAACCAGCGCGGCGAACTGATGGCAATTTCACAGGCCGTTAAAATCATTGAGAAGAATTTTCCATACGAGACGGATATTCAGATCATGACGGATTCGGACTATTCCAAGAACTGTCTAACCAAATGGCTTCCTTCCTGGATTTCTAAGAACTGGAAGACATCAACTAATAAGGACGTATGTCATCGCGATCTGATTGAAGACACATCTACTCGCCTCTCAAAGTTCAATTCGTTCACGATTATTCATGTGGATGCGCATACAGGTGGATCGGACTACAATAGCGTGAACAATGCTATCGTAGACAAGATGGCAACCAAAGTTCTTAATCCGGAAGCCGAAGTCAAGGTCATTACAATGAACACAGCGGTAGCATTAGAAGGGCTCCCACTAACTCTCATGGGTCCTCCACTGCCCGATTCAGATATTCATAAATGGTGTCGCGAGAATCTGAGCAGTTTAGATCCCGCAGCTGTAGATGCCGCACTGATTTCAGCGCTATCCAAGACCTTGAAAAAGAAGGGGTTTGAACTTATTAAACAGAAACTTCATCGTTCAACGCAGTACCGACTCGTCAGCGCTAATCATTTAATTGCTGAGGGAACTACAATAATCAAAGAAGAATGAGCAATGTTGTCACAGTATACCATTTCTGGTCAAAGACATGTGGGCCTTGTCAGGTCATTAAGCCTGCTATTGCACTACTTCGTACCGAGTTTCCGGCAATGAAGTGGGTGAGTGTAGATACTCAGCAGGATATTATGGGGTATGCTGCACAGCTTAAGGTACAAGTTGTTCCTACAGTTGTTGTAGTTGTCACCCGAGCCGATGGTAGTTTAATTGGATCAGAACGTCATAGTGGGACTCAAATGATTGGATACCATCGTATTCTGAGGAATGCTATGCGAGCTCTCGCTCCCCAATAGCCTGCGTGATCATTTTACCATTTTTGTATATGTCAACATAGTACGTCTCTTCATTCGGTACTGCACAATGCTCTGCATTTGAGGGTTGTGTGGCACTCGTAGGCGTATTCGTAGGTGGGAACGTAAACGCTTTCAAAGCATCCGTAAACTTTTCAGTGGTTGGTGGAGATACGGTAAGCGACACCGGAGTTAGTGTTGCGCTTCCAGTAGCCCCTTTAGCTGCCCAGTATCCAATAGTTCCGGAAAGAATACCGATTGCAAACGCCCCGGCATATCCCCACCATGGGATCGGTGGACACATTGGCTGCTTTCCGATGATGTACCACTGAGCACCGGCAAGGATCATAACGAAGAAGAACGGCACTAAAGCATAGGTGGCTACTGTACCTCCCTGGTTAAAGAGACCATTCAAGTAGTACCATCCAATTGCCAGTGTAAATACGATGACGGACGGAAAGTAGCGAGTACGCTTACTAGGATCCCAAATAAGAACTGGGATATCGCAAATTCCTTCAGGCGGAACTCCTGCTTGCATTAATTTACCCTGTCTTTATTTTTAAGCTCCAATTCTCCACTGAACAAGGTAATCTATTATAAAGTTTGCTCCCACGGCCGAGACACCGACCAGTACTGGAATAACCAGGTTCATATCCTGTAAGAACATTCCGCAGAATATACCGAACCAAGCTAATGCCAACGGAAGGAATATCACGACTGTTCGTGCCATTCCCCATATAAAAGCAGTACTTAGATTAGCAGACTTCAATGATATAAATCCGCCAACCAGTAGCATCGCGACAACAATCGCGACCTGTATTCCGGCAATAACGACGTATGATTGGTCCATTGATTAATCCCAAGATACAAAATAACGCCAAACTACAAATGAGCCTCTTTGCCAATACTGGTAAGTGGGGTGGGGCGTGCTCCGGCGCAAACCAAAGCCCTATTAACCTATCAAGGTCTATTGCGAAACCATGCGATATACTGTGTGACCTCGTAATGGACGATGGATACGTTAGCGACGCACATGTGTACGTAACGCGCGAAGGTCTCATTTTAGCAAGCCAAAGTCTGGGATCGTGCAAGTTCAATGGTGCTGGGTATTCATGCGAGGCTCTTATTGTCAACCATCCAAGTCATCACACAATTGAAAATATCCAGGCAGATGCGGAAGTAACTGCACTATTTCGTAATCCTACCGGCAAGCGTTTGTTTGTTCACTCACTGGTGCGCGTGAATCCTACCCAGACAGATTCCAGTCATTTGCTGAATGCGTTCGTTCCATATGCAAATCCAAGTCAACCAACACATCTTAAACTCAGAAACTGGACATTATCTATGATGGTTCCACCTAATGCCACCTACTATACGTATCAAGGATCACTTCCGGTTCCAGGATGCGAGTCTGGCCAGTCTGTTGTATTCAGCTCTATGATAAATATTGATTCTAATGATTTTGCTCTGCTTGTAAAAAATGTTCAAGCCGGTTCACGACCAATCCAACCGCTTGGAAATCGCGAAGTCTTTTTCAACAGCGGCGAACAGTTGCCTGGTGGAAACATGCCTAAAGACGGAAAAGTGTATATGCGTCTCCATCCTCGCAAGGAAGACGAAAAGAAGCTGAAGAAGGGAGATGTAAAACCACTACGCCAAGCTGATCTTTCCGGACCTCAGCAAGCTGCTAATAATAATGCCGGTATTTTTGGAGCTATTTCTGACTGGTCGCGTGGACAAGCTGCTGCTAATGGATGGTTTTCAATCGTAAACCTATTTCTCCTCATGATTTCATTGGGATGCGCGATATACTTTGCGTACATGTACAGTGACCAGTTAGCTGCTCTTCTAACCTTGAACGAAAAGGGGCGTGGGGTAGGTCGGTGGTTACGATCGTTTGTGATATCAACGGGAGGAGCTGTCAGTGCTCGTGCCTCAACGTTCTATTCCCCGGGATATTTCCAGGAAACGCCTTCGGGACGCGAATCTCGCTCAAATTCTTTGGATCGCGGAGTGGGAAGCCGCAGCTTAATCCCGCACAAGAATGACCCTCTAACTGCGGCGATTGGAAGCACACCTTCTCGTGATACTGGGTTAGCTCTATCAAGGCAGTCAAGTAGCCGCAGCTTAATTCCAAAAGATACGAAGCCGGTTGAGAAAACCGTGGCAGATATGACTCCTTCTACGCCACTGGATATCGTTCCCACTGAAAAAATGAAGTTTGCGCCGATGCAGTCACGCAATACGACACCTAAATCTTTGAAATCGGTAACATCTAAGGCATCTGAAGACAGACCGCTACCAACATTACCGACATTACCCAATTTCTCGGCAGAGTCCAGTAAAACGGCATTTGGACCTACTCGGCCAAGATCTAAATCGGCAACGTCATCAATAGGAACTACAACATCTAAGTCATCAGAACTGAGCAAATCAAGGTCTAATAGGAAGACATCTTTCGGACCTTCCAAAACCCGTCGTTAATTCTTTCGCTCGTCCCAGAACGTCTCATACTCTTCAGGCTGCTCATCCCAGGCTGAGTCATCCTGTTCGTCTTCAATAGGGGCATCATCATTATCCAGAGCTTCCTGGACCTTATCGCGCTTAACACGAACCTTGCGCTCTACAACTTGCCACCCGTCATCCTCGGGGTTAGTTGTCGTCTTTGGTAAAACATCAGGCTCAGGCTCTGACTCCGATTCGCTTTCATACTCACCATACCGACTTCTACGCTCATAATACGAGTACCTAACCCTGGTAGTGGGAATTACGATTTCCTTGGTAGCAACTTCTGGCTTATGTTCTTCCTTGATCTTTGATAGGAAACTGGGACCCTTGAAATCGGCAGGTTTATGGTCAGATACGAAAGTGGGAAATTCCGAATCTACTACCTTAACCTCCTTGGCTGGCTGCTTGCGATTGCGCATATGGGGTGGAACGTACGACATCTTGATGAGTTAAGTACTTATTATAGGAGAAAATCCGTTTTAAAAACGAACTTACACCTGTACACAACTAAATAGGTAAAGATGACATACGGAGTGTCAATTGCCACAAACGGCACTGTATCAGATATACAAATTCCGACGAAGACAACCGATGTCCTGGAATGGGTTCGGAAGAAGTACAAGTCCACGGAATTTCAGTTTCAGGGAAAGATCCAGGATCCTCTCAATGAAACTCAGTGGCTCTCTATCTTCGCATGCCCGTGCGATAACCCTGATCTGACAAATAACCATATGCTTCCTTCTCCGTTTGACGAGGAGACGTATTCGGGCAATATCGTAATTCTGGCCACAGAATCCGAAGATCAGGACCAGTATGACCCCCATATTTCCAGTTATAAGAACCTCAAGGCTTCCGATTACAATGCGTTGTACCAGGAATGGACTTTCGCAGAAAATGAGGAGGAAGGTGATGCAGAAGTAGCCGATGAAGACGAAGAAGAGGAAGAGGAGGATGAGGAAGATGAGGAGGAAGCTCCTCGCGAAATTGTACACTCTCGTCCAATTCATACTCGGTCTAAGAACGTGTTTGTGGACTGTCCTATTCGCGACAAAGTAGTAGAAAACTTCACGGAACTTCTGGAAGCAGATATGGCTAAAACATTAGAGGAGTCAGTGCTTCATGTTATTAGCGATCAGGCTCTTAAGGAAGGTATTGATGTAGATTGGACGAATAAGGTATTTTGGAGTATGTATCGCAGTCGCGCAATTTCCATCTATGAAAATTTGCGTAACGGGTACGTTAAGAACTCCGAAAATTGGATTGCAAAGTTGAAGTCTGGCGAAATTACCCCACGAATCTTTGCCGAAATGACGGCTGTGGATATGTGTCCTTACCGATGGAAAGCCTCAATTGAGCATTTTATTGAGACTGAGAAGAAGGTGTATTCCAAGAATCAGAATGCTTCAATCTTTCTCTGGTGCTCGCGGTGTAAGAAACAGGCTAAGTGTGATTATTATCAGCTTCAGACACGGTCGGCAGATGAACCGATGACGACGTTTGTGACGTGTCTGGAATGTGATCGGAAATGGAAGTTTTGAGCGGGTTTGCTAACGGTTGTTTAACAGTAATAACAGATTCACCTGGAATCAGGACAGAAGGACGTGGGCTGCGGTACATTGGATCAAGCATCATCTCTGACATTTTTCCTTTCATTCCTCCGATCAATGGAGAATCCAAATCAGAAGGGTATACGTAAATAGGATCTAATCCGTTCGTGATTTCCGGTTTGGTTACTTCAGGAGTTGAGTTACCAAACTTCTTCTTGAAATCTTCAATGATTGGATCAGGTATTTGAGGACTGATTTCTGCCAAGCGCTGGGAATCATCACGTACTAATTTTAACATATCTTTAGCGAGCATACGTTCTGACCGAGCCAAAGCTAATTCTATAAGAATGAACCTGTATAGTTTTTTGTACGAGATCGCGGAAATGCGATGAGACTCCGAACGTTTGGCCCATGCAAAGTAACTTTGTACAGTCGTTAAAATAGCGACCATTAGCGTGAACACTCCAATAACCGTATTGGCAATTTTAGGATCAGGAATAAACTGGCCGATTCCTATAGACGCTGAACCAGATACAGTAGCTAAAACGATAGATGGCAAAGTAATCTTCGTGCTGAGACTGGAATACCGTTTTTCTGCACGGTCGTGTAGCCATGAGAAACAGAGGGATCTTTCGCCTTCTTCCGCTATAATTTTTTCCAACTGAGAATTCCATGAGACAATACCCAGATTATCATCCATTGTAAATTTGTGCGTAATAATTAATGGGTCAGTGGGAACTTCACGATAAGCATCCATCTACATCTTTTGGAAAAATAGTTAAGCGCCATATTGGCGCAGCAGACGCAGATAATGTTGATCGTATGTTGAGTGCGTACGAAGCTCTATACAAGGGCAATTATAAATCTCCTGGAGAGATCCGTCGTTCATTCACGAAAGATGGACAGCCTCTTTTTACGAAGGAACAGGCGAAGTCTGTATTCCGGCAGATCCGTAAAGGACAGACGGGAGGTGAGCGAATTGAAAGCATTGTGAACTCATTAGGTTCAAGCGCAGTAGATATGGCCGCTGGAATTACCAAGCCACCGCCTCCTAACGCAGCCGTCCAGGGAGCCATACAGTCCATCCAGCTATTTATTCGTATGATCATTCCTTTTGTGTTCGTGCTGGATACATTGGAAAATATACCGTTATTTGGAGATCTTATAGGTGCGTCTCTAGATGTTACAGCCGCAACCCTCCCAGTTATTGCTTCCAATGTCCAAACGTTTACTCCTGCGATCGTTGGTCTCATCCCGATTCCTTTGGCCGGAACTGTAGGCATATTTTTGGGATGGTTGTTTTCTTTGTGGTTCCTGTGGTTAGCTGCCGTTATTGGAACTTCACGTAAAGATTTTGCGGCCGCATTGGAAGCTACTTCAGGTATGGTTCCTGTAATCGGTCCAGCTCTGATGCGCGGAGTTAAGGCTGCCGAAACGGTTGGAACAAAGTTCTATAACCGCGCCGACAAGATATCTGCTTCAATTTCCCAAGCTTATGGAAGTCTTATGGGTGCAGTTGAGAACGCCAAGAATACAGTGAGTAGCATTGCCAGCTCTTCAAATATGAAGATGCCGTCGCTTGCCAATATTAAGCAGACGGCCACTGAAGCAGTTAAGACTCCTATGGCCGCCCAGCAAGAAGCACCTCCGCCTGCTAAAGCTGGTAAGCGATTTTCAACGAGGAGGCGTAATCTACTCAAATGTCCGAAGACGCGACGGAACAAGTGCGCAATGTTCTGAAGGAGTGGGTTACTCTGGATGATCAGGAGCGCGCACTAAAGCTACAAATCAAACAGATCCGAGACAAAAAGACTCAGAACTCTGAGCATATTTTGAAGTTCATGCGTGATAACTCTGTTGATGATTTCAAGCTGGAGGGTCAGGGAAGTTTGTCTCGCTCAGTCCGTACATCTCGTCCAGCTCTGAGCCGCGACAAGATCCGGACCCAGCTTCTTATTCAGTTTGCCGATCAGCCTCAGCGTGTAGCTGAAGCCCTGCGATCAATTGAGGGAGCTCCGGAAGGAGACGATACTCCTCCTATTGGAACTCAGCGCGAACTACTTGTTCGCCGCGTTCCCAAGAAGTAGCGCCCCTTTTCTATGTATAAAGTAATGAGGACTCGCCGAAAGACTTTGCGTAAAAAAACAAGGAGGCGGAGGATGCGCAAACACAAAGGTGGAGAAGTAGGAGTAAAGCGTCCACGTGTACCTGTAGCGAATGAGTATGACAATCCGCTAAATCACTTAACTCTTTTTTTGGGTGATGAGAATATTCTGTACGATTTTGCTGTATTTCATGGAAGAACCGATCTTAAAGTTAAAATCAAACAGGGCAGATTAGCTTTAGTAATTGAACCAGATTTTTCAGGAATTGCGTATAATGGAGGTCATTGGAAGGGGTATGATGGAAAAGATGTAGTATACGATTCGTATGTCAAAGAAATACAAATAAAAGGCACCAATAATTACTGTCAAAGTTATGCCGCATACTTATGGGCAAAGAGGGGAAATATGAAGCCTTTTAAGCCTGGCGAATATGTGGAAAATACCAAAAAAATGAGTCAACTTTGGTTAGATTATTTTGGTTCTATCATGAACAGTGGAGATAACGGATTGAAGACATGGCTTCTAAACTCAATACAACAGGGAAGTAAAGCTTCTGAAAAAGAAGGTACCGGAGCGTATACGTATGAAGAATTATACACTACGCTTACTAATTTGGTAAATGATCGGAGTTATAGTACAGAGTTTTCTAACTCAACTTAAGATAGACGTTTAATCGCTTCCTTAGCTGCCAGTTGTTCGGCTTGCTTCTTTGTAGGAGCGGTTCCAATACCGAGATGATTACCTTTCTCATCTACGGCCGCCATAGTATACATATTAGTGGCTGCAGAAACTACAGCGTACCCCGGAGTATGATGAAACTTGGCCTGATATAGCTTCTGAAGTTGTTCCTTGAAATTCCGATTATTCATCAGGATCTTAGGTATATCAATGTACGTTTCAACCAAACATATGACGAAAGAGTACATGATCTTGAAATCGTTGCCGGAATCGGTCCACAGTGCTCCAAGAAATGCTTCTAGGATATCTCCTAGTTTCTTGAAGTTGGTCCGTCCAGCACACACGTCTTCATTATGCCTTGAAATGATATAGAACTTATCCAGTCCAATTTTCTGACTGAGTGAACCAAGCATTTCATTGCACACAATCTCCTTTTTGAGGTCAGTCATGAATCCTTCGTTCTCTTCTGGGAACCGTTTCATCAGGTATGTGGATACACATGCGCCAAGAATAGAGTCTCCCAGATGTTCTAATCGCTCGTACGATTCGTCAAATAGACCAAGACATTCCCGAGGCTTTTCTGCCAATTGAGCAGGTTCACCCGTAGGAGACGTATAATCTGTCTTCTTGACGTACGACGAATGAACCATGGCTTTTTGGAACAGCTCATTGTTTGATACCACAAACTCGCATCCGTGCCGAGAAAGAATCGCTTGAATATCAGATTTGGTAAACAAGCGGTTCTTTGAGTTGAATGGGTTGTACTGAACTTGCATATTTCGTTGTACTCTGACTGTATGTAGACTTGTACGAGTCCGTTTTCAATAAAAAAACCTTTTCAGATTGATGATTTAGATTTAATAACATTTACTCGTCCTGTTCACCAGGAACCGTACGCGCAAAGCTGAACTCTCCAGCAACCAATGTCTGCTTCTTCGTTTCAACAATGTACTTGAAAAGTCCTTCTGCGCTTATATTCCCCGAGACAGCAAAGTACTGGGTCGTAAGCTCCTTCAGATCCTTTTGAGATAGACTCCACGGTTTTGTCCATTCGTTTGGACGTTTAACAGTGATAGTTGACCCATCATCTTCAAGCTTGACCTTCTTAAAGTTCTGAAACTCCGGGGCCTTGATTATGTTCGCAATCTCGGTCTCTACTTCCTTACGAGCATCTCGCTTCTCATATACTCGCTTATTCAGCTCGCGAAGCTGATCATCAATGTCGCGGTACTGCTTGATACATATCTTAAGGTCCTCCATTTTTAGATAGTATATTGCCCATAGAACAATATCCGTTTTCAATATAATGTACTTTGATGCGCAAGAAGTAGATAATTTGCGTAAGGTTTTCAATAAAGAAAACCCCAAATCCAAACCTATTCGTTCGGGAGAACCAGTAAACGTGTGGAAACAAATACAGAATCGCTTACATGACAAGTGTGATAAGTCAACCGAGTGTATGATTTTATCGCTGATGTCTAAGCCTAAAGCACCTGGATCGTGGCGCACAAACCCCGAGGAGTGGCTTTCTTCTACCGACATTGATGCAGTTGAAAGGCAGTATACGAAGGTGTTCTCTGAATACTATTATGTAGGAACTGTCCCGATAGATTTTGGTAAGAAGTCAAAGACTGGTACTTGTTTAGTGAGTTCATTATGTTCATTGGATATCAAGGCTTTGTATAATAAAGGTTATCGCCAAATTGGTATTGTGTTCAATACTGATAAAAGTACTGGTCCGGGTGAACACTGGATAGCATTATTTTGCGATATTCGGCCAGAGCTGGAGTTTCCACGCATAACGTACTTTGATTCGTACGCCGATAAACCCGAGAAAGAGGTTATTCAGTTAATGAAGCGGTGGTCGGAAACGTGGGATTCTACTCGTATTCACTCAAAGCCTATGCAGGTAACATACAACAAAACACGTCATCAGTACGAGAACTCTGAGTGTGGGATGTACTGCTTGTATTTTCACTTATGTTGTCTTATCGGAAGTCCTATGGAGTCCAGAATACCAGATAAAGTCGTAAGAGGTTTTCGCGGTTTACTGTTTAAAGTATAAATGGAAGCTCAAGAGAACTGGTACAAGTGGTTTATGGTTGGAATACGAGTGTTTTTTGTAGGTATAATTATTTACGCTGTTACTATGGCGTTTATTACTGCGCCTAAATAATAATGGACACTTACGGGTTCGCACTCGTTATGATAATCCCAGTACTTCTAATTCTGACCGTGGCATGGATTATCTATTTGATTATGACCCCATCAGAAGTTCAGGCACAAGCTAAGGCTGAACCTACGTTCAATGCTTATAACTCTGTTCTGGCGCTCGCTCCACTGGGTTGCCCGACTACACCTTCGTATCGTCTGTGCGATTACTACCTTGCTTCTTCAGCATATTCGCTATTTCCCGGTGCGAAGATTTACGATTACATTTCCGATAGCGTCATTCCTATGCTTGTAAGGGCCGGTCCTCGTTTAGTTGAGTTGGATATCTACGATGATGGAAATGGCGGTCCAGTTGTAGGATTGAAGAACCAGAAACTCGGGACTGATTATGCTTACAATACCGTTTCTTTCGGCGCATGCTGTGTTTCTATTGCCAATAACGCTTTTAATACGGTCGTATCCCCTGTTGCGACTGACCCATTCATATTGAGTTTAGTATTCCATACGACGAACAACAATGTCATGAATGCGTGCGCTGAAGCTCTGAAGACTACATGCCCGAAGTATTTACTGGATGTGTCGTACGGATACCAGCGTCGTAATTTAGCGGTTGAACCCATGTGTAAGCTACAGTCCAAACTAATTATTGTATCAGGAACTGAGGTGAAAGGTACAATGATGGAAGAGTTGGTGAATATGTCTTGGGGAACATCTAACTTGCGTCGCTTGACATACACTCAGG